GCGATTGGGCGCGACAGAGTTCCATTCAATGCTCCACCAGCGGCTGATGCAGCAGCCCGCCGATACCGCCGCAACGCAAGCTGCGCTGGCCAGCTGGGCCGGGGTGGCTAATGGCTGAGCGCGCGCTGGAGCTGGTGCTGCCTTGGCCAAGCAAGGACCTGTCGCCGAACGCGCGGCTCCATTGGAGCAAAAAGGCAGCCGCGACTGCCATGGCGAGGCAAACCGGCGCGCTGCTGGCGCTCCAGGCAGGTTGGAAGGGGATTTCGCTGCCCCCCGGCCGGCTGTTCCTGTGGCTGGACTTCTATCAACAGCCCCACAAGGCACTGCCCGATGACGACAACATGTTGAGGCGATTCAAGCCCTACCGCGACGGGATCGCTCAGGTCCTGGGGATCGACGACAAGGTGTTCATCACGCGCCACATGGTGCACGAAGAGCGAAGGAAGGGCGGGCAGGTGGTGGTGCGAATTACCAGTGCGGGAAAACTCAACGATCAACTGGGGAAAGAAGATGGCAAACGTCCGTGAGCTGATGGCCCGTTTGGGTCCGTCCACCGTCAAGTTCGACACTGGCCGCGGCGGGACGCCCGACCTCACCAACCAGGACATTGCGGCTGCGCTGGGCATGGTGCCAGCCGGGCTGGGTCGGGAGCTTCTGGAGGCATGCTGGTGGCCGGACGGCGCAGCGCTGCGCAGGCACAAGCTACGGGATGCGGTGATTGCGTTGGTGACCCCGGAGTTGCAGCGGCAGCAGCGCAGACTGGCTGAAGCGCGCACTGATCTTGGACTGGCTGAGGTGTGCATCGGTTGGGGCGGCGCGGCTACGGCGGAGCAACGGGCGAACCGTGATGCCGCCCAGCACAGGCTGGGACGAGTAAAGGCCCAGTGCTGGCCAATCAGCACCTTGGAATCGTTGCCGACGCTGGCCATGGCGGTGATCAGCGAGATTGCCCGCCGCCCGCACTGCACGGTCTGTGGGGGGCGCTGCCTGACGATGTCCAGCGAGCTGCTGGTGCAGTGCAAAATTTGCGGAGGATCTGGTCTCGGGGCTGTTAGTGATCGCCGACGAGCAGCTGCAATCGGCCGCGACGAGGCGGCGTACAGACGAACTTGGAAGCCGGTGTTCGAATGGCTGCTTTCGAAAATGGGCGAGGCTGAGCTCGAGGCCGCTTGGCACTTACGCATGAAAATTGGCCAGGCCGCATAGAATCACCAGGATTGATCGAGGGCATAGACCAGGGCGTCATAGTCCTTCTGCATTTCCCCTGGTGTGCCCGTCAGTGAAATGACCTGACAGGATGCCAAATGAATGGACAAGCCTGCCTCGCGATTGTTTTGGCGCTCAATGGGGCCGACTGCGACCACATTGTCTAGCCGCACGTGACATTTCCCGTTGACGCTGAAAAAGCGTCGAGGATTAAGCTTGCTTGCGGCTGAGTAGTCCAGATCGTCGGTCTCGAATTTTCCGTTCATGTTGATCCTGATCTTTGCGGAGGTGACACCTCCGCACTTTTACCAGTAAATTTCTAGCATCGCACGCGACTATGCCCGGCATCTCAGCCGGGCTCCCTTTGCCCGCATCCCAGACTGGATCAACCCTTGCGCCTTGCTGGCCGTGGAGGCGGGCGCCCTGACAGAGAAAGCCCATGGCTCGCATCACTCCCCAACAAGCAGGCGGCGTGAACGTCGTGGCGTTCCTGGACATGCTGGCTTGGTCCGAGGGCACCGACAACGGCAAGCAGCCCACCAAGGACCACGGGTATGACGTGATCGTGGGAGGCAAGCTGTTCACTGGCTATACCGACCACCCGCGCGAGCTGGTGCCGTTGCCCAGGCTGGGCATCAAGTCCACGGCCGCCGGTCGCTACCAGTTGCTGTCGCGGTACTACGACGCGTATCGCCGCCTGCTGGGGCTGAAGGACTTTTCTCCGCTCAGCCAGGATCTGATCGCTATCCAGCAGATCAGGGAGCGACGGGCGCTGGACCTGATCAAGGCCGGCCATGTCGTCAAGGCGATCGGCTTTGTCCGCAACATCTGGGCGAGCCTGCCGGGCGCCGGCTACGGGCAGCACGAGCGGAAGCTGGATGACCTGCTGGCGGCCTACCGCAAAGCCGGTGGCGTGGTCGTGTCATGACCGAGGAAACCGTCCCCTGGTGGATGGCCGGCGGTCTCGCCGCGTTCTGGGTGGCAAGGGAAACCTGGGGAGCGCTGCTCTCCCGCCGCAAAGAGCGGACCGAGACGGACGCCAACGTCGACCTGTTGAATGGTCTGGTGCAGCGCGTGAAGTCGCTGGAGGAATCTCAGGCGGCGACCACGCTGCAGCTGGCCGAGGAAATCAAGTTGCGCATGACGGCGCAGGAAGAGGCCCACCGGCTGAGGCTGCGGGTCATGTCGCTGGAGTCGGCCATGCGCCAGGTCGGCGCGGTGATCCCGCCGGAGATGCCGTAATGATCCGTCTTTATGTCTTGCTTGCCGCTGCAGCGATCGCCTTGTCCTTCTGGGCGGGCTGGTCTTGGCGCGGCGACCGCGCCGAGGGCGCAGAAGCCCGACAGCAGGCTGGCGCCAGCGCCGCGGTGGTGGAGCAGGTCAACAAGGCCCGCGTGACCGAGCACACCCAGGCCGACACCATGGCCATCATCGGAGCGAAGCATGAAGAAGACCGCGCTGCGGCCGAGACCGTCCCTGCTGCTGTTGTGGCTGAGCTGCGTGCTGGCACTGTCCGGCTGCGCCACGACCTCGCCACCTGCCACACCGGTCGCCTGTCCGAAGCTGCCGCCGGCGCCGTCCAACGTGATGCGCCCGCCGACCTCGGAGTCACGGTTGCGGGCCCTGCTATTGGAATCGGTCGAGACGCCGACAACCAGCTCAGGGCCTGTCAGGCAGTCATCGCCGCAGACCGTGCCGAGGTGAAGCCGTGAGCCTTCTCGGCCTTCGGCGTGCTGATCATATCCACGCCGCCGACGACGGCCGAGGCCGACGGCGCGTCACTGTGGATGGTAACCAAGTAGACAACGTGGTCTACGCCGATACCCGGAAGGGAATCGTGCGACACGCCGACAAGCCGCCGCGCATTCATAGGCACGGCAAGCGGATTATCGAACGCACGAAGCACGGACGAGTCGAGATCGAGTTCATCTGATGCCCAGCCGCGCACCCAAGCACCGGCCGTACAAAGCTGATGCCGCTGCGCACGTACCAGCTGAGTCCGTCCGGTTGACTACCGCCCAACGGGGCTACGGCTCCCGATGGCAGAAGGCCCGCGAGACTTTCCTCAAGCGCGCACCGCTCTGTGCGGAGTGCCAGCGGCACGGCCGGGTGACCTTGGCTCGCATCGTTGACCACGTGATACCGCATCGAGGTGACCAGGATCTGTTCTGGGACACGTCGAACTGGCAGCCCCTCTGCAAGCGCTGCCACGACGTGAAGACAGCATGCGAGGACGGCGGTTTCGGCAACCGGCCTCGCGGGGCACGGCCGACCAGCGGACGAACCTGAACGAAAATCCGCACGCACGCCGCCGGGGAGGCCCGGAGGGGGAGGGGCGGGTCGAAAGTTCAGGTCGTCCGCGCTCCTGACCGTGCGCCCAGCCGTTTATATGCACCGTCAGTTGAGAAAAACCATTTTTTAGCGGTCAACCGGCCGCCCTCGGAACGAATATGGCGAACCCCCGCAAACCGACATCGCTGAAAGTGGTGGCCGGCACGGATCGCCCTGACCGCGCGCCGCCGGCGCCGGCCGCCGAGCTGCCGCTGGTGTCCGACGTGCCGCCTGCTCCGGACTGGCTGCCGAACGCCCACGCCATCAAGGAATGGGACCGCCTCGCACCGATCCTGCACGCAAACAAGCTGCTGACCGAGGCCGGCCTATCCGCGTTCGGCCAGCTGTGCGCATTGCACGGCAATACCGTGCAGCTATATGCCGCCGGCCTGGCCCCGGTGGCGTCGATGGTGTCGCAGCTGCGCGGCCTGATGAATGACTTCGGGCTGACGCCAGTGGCCCAGGGCAAGGTCCGGCCGTCCGGCGATGTCGAGAAGACCGGGAACGCCTTCGCCAACAACGGTGCAAAGCGGAAGACCCGTGCGTGATTTCGTTGGTATCGCCACGGCGTATGCCGAAGAGGCGGTAGCCGACAAGAAGGGCAAGAAGTTCGGCAAGTGGATTCGGCTGGCGGGCAAGCGATTCCTGGCGGACCTCAAGCGCGCCAAGCGGAAGCGGCCGCCGTTCCTGTTCGATGAGTGGCACGCATGCGACCCATGTGACTTCATCGAGAAGCTTCCGCACGTTGAAGGGAAGTGGGCACGGCCGGAGATCGAGCTGCACCGGTCGCACGTGTTTTTCGTGGTGCAGCTGTTCGGCTTCCGCAATCTGGATGGCAGCCGGCGCTTCACGTCGGCGCTGTTCGCGGTTGCCCGCAAGAACGCCAAGTCCACGTTGGCCGCGGCGATCCTGCTGTACTGCCAGTGCTGTGAAGAGGAAGAGGGCGCTCAGATCATCTCGGCGGCCACGACCGGCAGCCAGGCGCGCATCATCTTCAACGTCGCCAAGCGGATGACGGAGAAGACGCCCGACCTGCAGGAGGCATTCGGGCTTGCGTGCTGGGCCAACGCGATCAGCCGGGTGGAGACGGGCGCAACCTTCAAGCCCATCAACTCCAAGGCGAGCACGCAGGACGGCCTGAACCCGTCGCATGTGGGCCTGGACGAAATCCACGCTCACAAGTCGGCGGACCTGTTGAACGTGCTGACTTCGGCAGCAGGTGCACGCAGCAACCCGCTGTGGCTTTACACCACGACCGAGGGGTATACCAACCCGGGCCCGTGGGGGGAAATAAGGCAGTTCGCCAAGCAGGTGCTGCAAGGCATCCTAGGCGACTCGGCCGACCACTTCCTGGTGGTGTTCTTCGCCGTCGACGATGACGACGACGAGTTCGACGAATCGGCTTGGCCCAAGGCCAACCCGCTGATGGACGCCAACCCGCACCTGCTGAAGGCGATCCGCAAGGAGGCCGTCGAGGCTCGGCAGATGCCCTCGAAGCTGGCCGAATTCAAGATCAAGCGGCTCAACCGGCCGGCTTCCTCGGCCACCGGCTGGGTGGACCTGACGAAGTGGCAGAAGTGCGGCGGCGCCGTCGATCTGGACTGGCTCGCGGGGCAGCCGTGCTGGGGCGCATTCGATCTGGCGAGCACGCTGGATATGACGTCCTGGCGCCTGGTCTGGAAGGTTGACGACGTCTATTACACCTGGGGCCGTCGATTCGTTCCGGCGGACGCGGTGCGGGCACGCACGGAGCGCGGCGTGGTTCCGTATGCGGGTTGGGTGGCGGCTGGCTTGATCGAGGCGACCGAAGGAGAGGTTACCGACTACAGCGTGGTGGAGGCGAGGATCCGCGAGGACATCGCCCGCTTCGGTCCCCAGGCGATCGGCTACGACCGCTGGAACGCAGCTGAAATTGCACAGCGCCTCCTGACCGATGGGCACCCGCTGGTCGAGTTCAACCAGACCACGAAGAACTACCACCCAGCCATGCAGGAGCTGGAGCGGGCGTACATAGGCAAGAAGATCCAGCACGGCAACGACCCGGTCCTTAACTGGTGCGCGTCCAACCTCATCGCATTGAAAGATGGAAACCTGAACATGAAGCCCGACAAGAAGCGGTCGCCGGACAAGATTGATGACATGGCTTCCCTACTGATGGCCGTGGGGCTGGCCCACGCAGTCGAACCCGTCGAGCCTGGCGTCGCTGAGTATTTGGAGAACGGCTTCTTCGGGACGGTGGGCTGACCATGGCCGTGCGCTGGTACAACCCGCTCACTTGGCGCTTCTTCGGCTACACCGATCCACAGACCGGCGACTACCGGGAAGTGGACATGGAAGTCGGCGGCAGGAAAACGAAGTCCGGGGTCCGCATTACAGCGAAGACTGCGATCACGGTCCCGATCGTCTGGACGTGCGTCAAGATTCTGTCCGAGTCGGCAGCGGGGCTGCCGCTCAAGCTCTACCAAGACGTAGGCGGAAAGCGCACGCTCGTGCGCGGTGACAGCGCCGCGAACAAGCGCGCCCTCCGCCTTCTCGGGAAGCCGAACCCCTACATCACTCGCCTCAATCTGCTGAAGGCCGTGGTCGTCAACATGGCGCTTCGCGGGAACGCGTACGTGATCATCGAGCGGAATCGGCAAGGCGAAATGATCGGGTTGATCCCGGTCTGCGCCGACGACGTATCCATCGACACGGACGACGATCTGCTCTACATCGTCGAGCTGAAAGATCAGCGCATTCCTGTATCGCCGGAGAACATGCTGCACTTCAAGCTGTTCAGCACAGACGGAATCACCGGTCTGTCGCCCTTGGAGTACCAGGCCGAGGCTATGGGCCTGGCCAAGGCCGGTCAGGACTGGTCGGCTCGATTCATGCGCAAGGGCGGGTTCACCGGCGGCTACGTGGTCTACGACCAGTTCCTGACCAAGGAACAGCAGGGTCAGATCATGGAAAAGTTCCCTGATGTCCGAAAGGGCGACGTGGACGACATCGGCAAGATCGCGGTGCTGCAGGGCGGGCCGAAGCTGATCCCGGCGGGGCTGAGCCAGAAGGACAGCCAGTTCATTGAGTCTCAGCAGTTCCAAGAGGAGGCGCTCGCTGGCGTATGGGGCGTGCCGCTGTACTTGGCCAACCGCGCCGGCCGCACGTCGATCATGGGTTCGAACCTCGAACAGCAGAACAGTGGCTTCGTGACCTATGGGCTCAAGCCCTACCTCGATGCAATCGAGGATGAGTGGAACGACAAAATTCACCGCGGCACCGAGGTCTTCGTCGAGTTCGTAGTGGAGGGTCTGCTGCGCGGCGATAGTGCTGCTCGCTCGACCTATTACAAGGCCGCGCTTGGCGGATCCGGCGGGTCGGGCTGGATGTCGATCAACGATGTCCGATTGAAAGAGAACCTTCCGCGCCTTGAGGGCGCGCAGTACGACGCCATCACTCAATGGGAGTCCCAAGGCTATGACCGTCAGCAGAATTGAATGCCCCTTCGAAGTGAAGGAAGCCGACGAGGCCGGGAACTTCGAGGGTTACGCATCCGTTTACAACAACGTCGATCTCGGCGACGACGTGATTCTTCCAGGTGCGTTCGTTCGCGTGAAGACAACGCGCGGCGGGCGACTGAAGCTGGCGTTGTACCACGACCTGACCAAGCTCATCGGTACTGCCGAGTATCGCGACGACGATCACGGGCTATGGGTTAAGGGAAAGATCAACCTCAATGTCAGCTATGCGCGTGATGCGTATGAGCTGATGAAGGGGGACGCACCACTTGACTCGATGTCCATCGGGTTCAACACGATCGAGGACGCCCAAGAGACGCGCGACGGGCGCCGCGTGAGGGTGATCAAGAAGGCAGAGCTATGGGAGGCGTCAATCGTCCCCTTCGGCATGAATCCTGAGGCCGAGATCCTGAGCGTCAAGTCTTCGGTCCGGCAGTTCGAGAGGGGCCTGCGTGAACGCATGGGCCTCTCACAGAAGGAGGCGGCCGCCGTCGCCTCGCTCGGCTTCCCTGCAATCCACCGAGACGGTGCGGATGCGGCCACGGCGACCGTGGACGAGCTGAAGAAACTCGGTAATTCCATCCAATCCATTTTCGGAGCAACACCATGAGCGAAGACATCACCAAGGTCCGCGAGTCGCTGGAAACCCAGCTCAAGGACGGTTTCACCGGCCTGCAGAAGAAGTACGACGCAGTCATCGACGACATCCAGAAAGGCAATGCCATTCCGAAGGGTGTGAAGGACGCGATCGAGAACACCAAGGGCGAGCTGCAGCGCGTCATCGACAAGGTGCAGGAGCTGGAAGAGAAGGGCGTCAAGGTCCGCGGCCAGCCCGGCGAGGGCAAGTCCTTCATCGACCTGGTGAAGGGCCACGACGAGTACAAGGGCCTGCAGCAGAAGACCGTACAGCGCGCCGAGATCGAGATCACCAAGGGCGACCTGGCCTCGATGAAGGAAACGAAGGTCACCAGCGCAGGCATCGTGGCGCCGAACTATGACCCGACCATCCAGCCGGGCATCCGTCAGGAATTGCGCATCCGCGACCTTCTGACTGCCATCCCCGTTTCGGGCCAGCAGTACACCTACTTCCGCGAGCTGCTGCATACCCGCGGAGCGGGTCCGGTTGCAGAAGGTGGCACCAAGCCGACCAGCAACGTGACGTTCGAGCCGGCCACCGACCGCGTGAAGAAGATCGCCGTCTGGATGCCGGTGACCGACGAGGCGCTGGACGACGTGCCGCAGCTGCTGGGCTACATCCGGGAACTGCTCCGCTACGACCTGAAGCTGGAGGAGGAGGCCCAGATTCTGAAGGGTGATGGCACCGGCGAGAACCTCAACGGTCTCATGACCCAGGCGACCACGTACAGCGCCGCGCTCACGAAGGCCGGCGACACTCCGATCGACATCGTCCGCCGCGCGATCTACCAGGTGCGCAAGCAGTCCAAGCTCTCGGCAGATGGCGTGGTCATGACCGAGCTCGACTGGATGAACATCGAGCTGCAGAAGGATGCGCAGAACCGTTACCTGTTCGCCAACCTCCAGGGTCTGGTCACCCCGGTCCTGTGGGGGCGCCCGGTCATCACCTCCGACAGCATGGACGAGGGCGACGCGGACACCGGTGGCGAGTTCCTCGTCGCAAACTTCGCGCGGGCGGCCACGCTGTTCGACCGCATGTCCTTCCTGTTCAAGATGGGCCTGATCAACGACATGTTCATCAAGAACGAACGTGCGCTGCTGGTCGAAGAGCGCTTGGGCCTGGGCGTTCGTCGCCGGGAAGCTCTCGTCAAGGGTCAGTTCCCGACCGTCTGATCCACCGGGGCGTCACAACCTAAGGGGCCAGCGAAATGCTGGCCCCCTCAATTTGCTGGAGACGGCATGAAGATCAAGACGAAGTGGGGCTTCATTGGCAACGCCGTGAAGCTCAACGCTGATAGCAACGTGGTGAAGGCCGGTCGGACGTTCGATGCGGACGACGAGTATGCCCACACCCTCATCGGGAAGGGCCTTGCCGTGGCGCTGGATGAAGAAGCGGGTGCCAAGGGCAACAAGGAAGCCAAGCCCAGTGCGCCGCAGAAGGCGAATGCTGAAGGCGACAAGCAGGCCAAGCCCAAGGGCAACAAGGAAGCCAAGCCGGCTGCCAATGCCGAGCCGCAGGACAAGGCAGGCGAGGCCTCGTAATGGCAATCACCCTCGACCTCGCTCTGGTCCGCGAGCAGTGCCACGTCATTGATGAGGTAAGTGACCAGCTGCTCCAGTCCTATGTCGACGCCGCTATCGCCCACGTCGAGATGCACTGCGATAGGGCGCTGGTCGAGGGTGATCCTTCTGGTCCTGAACAGATGGCATTCACCAAGGACGTCGCCCAGGCGGTCTTGCTACTGGTAGGCCACTGGGTCAGCAACCGCGAAGCGGTGGTCACCGGGACGATCTCTACGGCGGTGGGTCTGGGCGTGGAATCTCTGCTCTGGTATCGGAAGCGGTTTTAATGGCCTGCTCTGGCTGTGCGAGCCGGCGGGCGTGGTTGATGAAATGGATGGGGATTGCCCATGAACGAGCAAAACGAGCTGTCGCAAGCACTGACGGCGGCAGCAGTGGCAATGCAGGCGCAGTCCGCAGCGATGGCGGCCATGGCCCAGGCGATCGCGCAGAGCGCGGAAGCGACGCACCGTCTGATGGACTACGTTTGCGAGAGCGAGGACGTGGAGCCTGACCCCGAAGCCGGCACCTACATGAGCGGGAAGCCCCGATGATTTCCGCTGGCCGTCTTCGCCATAAGGTGCTGATTCAGAACCAGAGCATTTCGCAAGACCCGGACACAGGCGCGGAGGTCGTTGCCTGGAGTGACCATGCAACTGTGTGGGCAGAGGTCGCCCCGCTCTCCGTTCGCGAGTTCGTTGCGGCCCAAGCCGTCAACAGCGAGGTGACCACCCGCATCACCATCCGGCAACGCGACGGCGTTAGCGACAAGAGCCGCATCATCCACAGGGGACAGGTCTACAACGTGCACGGTGTGCTGGCCGATCCCGTCAGCGGTCTGGAGTACCTGACGCTGCCATGCAGCGAGGGCGTCAACGATGGCTGACAACATCCGGTTCGACGTGAGCGGCCTGGACGGCGTCAAGGCAAAGATGGCCCAGCTAAAGAATGAGGCCAACGCCAAGGGCGGTCGCGCCGCGCTGCGGAAGGCGACCGCCGTCCTCCGCGCTCAGGCGCAGAGCAACGCACGCCGCGTGGACGACTACGAGACCGGCGAGGCCATCTGGAAGAACATCGATCAGCGCTGGGACGGCCGGGCGTTCAAGCGTGACGGCCAGCTGGCATTCCGGCTGGGTGTGCTCGGCGGTGCCAAGCAGTACGGCAGAACCCGCGAAAATCGGCGTAAGCGCCGCACGGGTCAGACGTATGCCACGGATGGCAGCTCCAGCAATCCCGGTGGCGACACCTGGTACTGGCGTCACGTCGAGCTCGGCACGGCCAAGGTGGCGGCCCGGCCGTTCCTGCGGCCGGTAGCCGAGCAGGCCGGACAGAAGGCGGTTGACACCTTCGCGCTTGAGTTCAACCGTGCGCTCGACCGCGCACTTGCCAAGCAGGCAAAGGCGGCAAAGAAATGATCGCCCCAATTTTCCAGGCCTGCATCGCCAACGCTGCGGTGCTGGCTCTGTTCGGCAGCAACCCGACACGGGTCTATCCCTTCGGGCTGGTCGAGAAGCCGCCCGCCCGGCCATACGCCGTGTGGCAGACCATCGGAGGGGAGCCGTCCCAGTACCTCGGCAACCGCCCGGACGTGGACGGGTACTCGTTGCAGATTGATGTCTATAGCGACGACCCGGTCTCGCTCCTGCCTGCGGCGCAGGCGATCCGCGACGCGATCGAGGGGCAGGCCTATGTGACCCGCTGGGGCGACCAGGTGAAAGACCCCGAAACCAAGCTGTACCGCTACTCGTTTGACGTGGACTGGCTCGTGCCGCGCTGAAGACGTTCGTCCGTTTCACCCACCCACACCCCGCACTGCGGGGTTTTTTTATGCCCGCAGGGAGACATTCATGAGCATGCTGACGCAAGGCACCCAGCTGTACGGCCTGATCAATGGCCAGATCCGCGAGATCGAGTGCATCACCAACTTCAACCCCGGCGCGAACCCCGCGGACCAGATCGAAGACACCTGCCTGTCCGAGACCAAAGCACGGACGTACAAGAAGGGCCTGCGGACGCCGGGCCAGGCATCGGTCACGATCAACGCTGACCCGCGCAACGATAGCCACTACCTCATGTGGCAGCTCGGTGAGGACGATTCCGATGAGCTGACCCAGTGGGCGATCGGGTGGTCTGACGGCGTGGATATCGAGCCGACGCTGGCAGAGGGCGGCTCCATCCGCGCCATCAACGTCACTGGCGGTGGCACCGGCTACACCAGCGCTCCGACCGTCGCTCTGGTCGGCGGCGGTGGCACCGGCGCGACCGCAACCGCGATCGTTGATGATGGCGCAGTGATCGGTGTGACGGTCACCAACCCGGGCACCGGCTACACCAGCGCTCCATCAGTCACCTTCACCGGTGGTGCCGGAACTGGCGCGGCAGCGGCGGCCGTTCGCAGCGAAGAGCCCGAAATGGTGCTCCCGAAGACGCGCACCTGGTACATCTTCAACGCCTACGTGGCTGACTTCCCCTTCGACTTCCAGGGGAATGCAGTAGTGTCCACGGCTGCAAGCATGCAGCGCTCGGGTGCAGGTGTCTGGCTGCGTAAGGAGGCCACCCCGTGACCGCTGCGAAGACCCAGAGCCGGAAGCGGGCGGTGCCACCGCCGTCCGTCCGGAAGAGCACGGCGGTATCCCTGTCGATCGCCGGTCTGCTGCAGACCGGAGCCTTCACCGGCCGTCCGGTCGAGAAGGAGATCAGCTGGCGCCAGGGCGAGCAGGAGTTCACCGCCACGGTGTTCGTGCGGCCGCTGGGTTTCCAGTCCGCAATCTCCGACGTGCTCGCCGCCGGCGGACGCGAGGACAGCGTGGCCGGCCGTATCGCAGCCTCCATCTGCGATGAGGACGGCAAGCCCGTCTTCACCGTCGGTGACATCACCGGCGCGTCCGATGCGGACCGTGGCGCGCTGGACGGCGCCCTGACACTGGCGCTGCTGAGCGCCATCGGCGAGGTGAACTCGCTGGGAAAAGCTACGAGCTAACACCGGAAGACGAGTTCTGGTGCGAGCTGGTGCTTAACGGCATCGGCGGCGAAACCATTGCTGTGGCGAAGGAACGCCTCAGCGCTCGCGAGGTGAGGCTCTGGGCTGCATACCGGGAACGCCACGGAGGCCTCAACCCGATGATGCGCGCCGACTGGAACGCTGGCCTGCTGGCCAGCCTGTTCGCCAACAGCAAGCGCAAGCCGTCAGCCCCGGCATTCCAAGTAACTGACTTCCTTCGATACCAGAAAGCGGAGCCGATCGGCCTTGAAGAGGCGATGGCGAGCTGGGGATAACTACACATGTCACGACGTTCTCTCGGCACGCTGACCATCGACGTCATTGCCGAGATCGGCGGCTTTGCCTCCGGCTTGGACAAGTCGGAGCGCCGTACGGAGAAATGGCGCCAGAATATCGAGAAACAGGCGAAGCTCGCTGGCGTCGCCTTGGGAACGGCGATCGCGGCCGGCATGGTCCTGATCGCCCGCAATACGGTCGCGGCGGAGCGCGAAGTCGCGCAGCTTGACGCGATTATCAAGTCCACTGGTGGCGCTGCCGGTTACACCCGCCAGCAGCTGCTCGACATGGCCGATACGTTGTCGTCTAAGTCCACCTTCAGCGGCGGGGAGATCGTCGAGGCCCAGACGCGCCTGTTGTCCTACTCGGGCATCCTGGGAACCAACATACCCCGCGCCATGCAGGCCATCATCGACCAGTCGGCACGCCTGGGTATCAGCGTCAGCCAGTCGGCCGAGACGATCGGCCGCGCGCTGGAATCGCCGAGCAAGGCGGCGGCAGCGCTGGCGCAGCAAGGCTTCGGTGCCGCGTTCACCAAAGAGGTGCGGGGAACCATCGACGAGCTGGTGAAGGCCGGCAAGGAAGGCGAGGCCCAGGTGATGATCCTGGAGATCCTCGAAGAGTCCTACGGCGGGGCCGCACAGGCGGCGCGGGACACCTTCGGCGGCGCGCTGCTGGCGCTGCGAAACACGCTGGACGATCTCACGACCGGCAACAGCGGTAGCCTGAAAGCGGCCACCAACGCGGTCAATGATTTGACCAAGGTCCTGAATGACCCCGAGGTGCGCGAGGGCTTCGATGTAATCATCTCGGGCGCCCTGAAGGCCGTGTCTGCACTGGGTAAGCTGGTGGAGATGGGGGCGCGATATCCGGGCTGGCTCAGCGGAAAGGGGTTCCTTCCAGTCGATGAGGACGATTCTCTAGCGGCCTTGGAGGCGCGGCAGGCCAGACTGAAAAGCACCTTGGGTACTTGGCCAGGGCTCTTCGATAGCGAGACGAAGGGCAAGGTCCAGAACGAATACGCCCAGGTTGGGAAATGGATCGAGGAGGCGAGGGCCAAGCTTCCAAAGCCCATCCTGCTTGACGTGGGCCATGCAACACCTGGCTTCGTGTCGGGCGTGACAGGAGATCCGGCGGCACGCGCCGCGGCGGCAGCCGCAGCTGCAGATGCTGAGAACCAGAAGAAGAGGGAGGCGGCCGCGAAGGTGGCAGCCCGCGCGGCAGAATCGGCACAGCTTCAGCTGCAGCGATCGTTTGAAGGTACTGACCTCCAGCTGCGCCGACAGATTGCGCTGTTTGATACGAGCGCTGACAAGTCATCCAAGGCTACAGAGCTGCAGAAGCTCAACTTCGAGTTGGCGGCCGGCTCTCTGCGCGGCTTCAATGCGGAGCAGCAGGAGTCGCTGCGCCTCGGTGCCATTGAGCTTGATCGACTCAACTCGGTCAGGGACGCCAACGAGCAGGCCGCCAAGGCGACGGAGGAGTTTGCCAAGCTGCGCAAGGAGCTGAACCGAGAGGACAGCCTGGGCGTCGACCTAGCGCGCGAGCGGCTGAAGGTGATCCAGGCGGCGGCCGCAGCCGGTGCGGCGAATGATTCGGACTACGCGGCGACCGCTCGGCGCGCGCTGGACCAGGTGGGTGGAACGGGTGCAGACGGCTTCACCGGGCCGGATGCGCTGTACGGTGGCGCGGCCGGCGAATTCTCCAAGATCGACAAGGCGATGGAGCAGGAGAACGCGAGGTATGAGGCACAGCTGGAAGCGCTAAATGAGTACCGCCAGGCGCGTGCGGACCTCGAGGGCGAATGGGATGCTCAGGAAGAGCAGATGCGGGCCGAACACCAAAAGCGCCTTCAGGCCTTGGACGATTCCCGCTGGCAGGTCACGCTGACTGCTGCGCAGCAAGGTCTTGGCGGCGTGACAGACATCATGCGAAACAGCTTCGGCGAGCAGTCTGCGCTGTACAAGGTCGCCTTCGTGGCGCAGAAGGCGGCCGCGATCGCGCAGGCAACCTTGGCGATCCAGGCAGGCATGGCCGAGGCGGCGAAGAATCCGTGGCCAGCCAATCTGGCCGCGATCGCATCCGTCGCTGCGGCGACGGCCGGGATCATCTCCAGCATCTCCGCGGTCGGCATGGCGCACGATGGCATCGACAGCGTGCCGGAGACCGGCACCTGGCTGCTGCAGAAGGGCGAACGGGTCACGACCGCAGCCACCAGCGCGAAGCTGGATGCGACCCTGGAGCGGGTGGCCCGCGATACCGGCACTGGTGGCGGCGGTGGCGATAACAACGAGTTCAACTTCAACGTCAACGGCTCGATCAGTGAGCGGGAGCGGCTGATGCTGGAGCAGACCGTCACCCGGGCGGTGACCTTGGCGCGGAAGGACCGCGTTGCAGATACCACCTCGGGCACGGGCCCGCAGTCCCGCGCGATGCGCTCGAACTGGAACGTCAGAAGGAAGGTCGGGTAATGGCGCTGATCATGCAACCGCAGTGGCTGCCCGAGCCGCTGCGCGACGGGTATGGGTTGCGCCACGTCTCGCCGCTGAAGCGGTCCACGTTCGTCAGTGGACGCTCCATGCCGCGGCGGGCGTACACCGCGACACCCACGGAGGTCGAAGCTCGCTGGCTTCTGGACGATGGGCAGGCCGCGCTGTTCGAGAAGTGGTTTCAGGAAGGGCTGAACGACGGTGTTGCGTGGTTCGCGTGCCGTCTGCGCAGCCCACTGGGGATGGACTATTACAAGAGCCGGTTCACCGATATCTACGACGGCCCGACGCTGACCAACAGCAACCTGTGGCTGATCACGGCACCGCTGGAGATCTACAGCCGGCCGCTGCTGGCGGATGGCTGGTCTGAGTATCCCGAAGGATTCCTGCAGGCCAACGTCATCGACGTGGCTGCAAACAGGGAGTGGCCCAGGCCATGAGCATTCTTGAACGGCTGTACGCCTCCGGCGGCGCTGAGGTGGAGCACGAAACCCTGACGATCACCGTCGGCAGCAAGACCCACTACCTCACCAAGGGCTGGGAAGACATTACCGCGGTGCTGGAGACAGGGCAGACGGTGACCTTCAAGGCCTGCGGCATGGATGTGGCCAAGCCCTCCCGCAACGCCGATGGGGTCCAAGACCTCCGCTTTGCGCTGACCAACATCGACGGGGTGGTGAGTACCGAGATCCGCGCGGCGCTGGCGGCCCGGCTGGAGATGACCGTCACCCTGCGGGTTTACCTGAGCAACGACCTGCTGGCGCCCATCAAGAGGCCGCTGTCGATGGTGATCAAGGGCGGCCAGTGGACCGCGACCGAAGTGCAGGTGACCGCTGGCTTCATGAACATCCTCGACACGGCCTGGCCGCGCGACCGCTTCAACCTCACCAAGCACCCAGGGCTGCGCTACATCACATGAAGATCGATCTGGAAAAGTACCTGGACGTGGTCTGGGTCAGCGGCGGGCGGCAGTTCCCTGAGCTGGATTGCTACGGGGTGGTCAACGAGGTCCGCCGTGACCTTGGCCTCGCGCCTTGGGACGAGTATCCAGGCGCAACGCGCGATGACCTCGCAGAGCTGGCGCAGGCGGCCACACTTCAGCACGCCGGCAGCGACCTCGTGGAGGGCGCCGTGGCATTTTGCTACGAGGGCAGCGTGGTCACTCACGTGGCGGTGCTGGTGGAGGTTGACGGCCGCATGTGCACGCTGGAGTGCAATGAGGATCGGAACGTGACCGTGCTGCCCGTGTCCCGTTTCGAACGTCGGTTCAATCGGGTGGAGTACTACGCGTGATCCAGATCTTCCCCTCGCGCATGCCGGGCGAAGCACTGGAAACGCATCGTCACGGCCGTACGACAATTGACGGCTGGCTGCGGACCAATGTGCCGAGCTACCTCGGCGACGGTCCGCACCCGATCGAGGTCGAGGTGAGTGGCGCGCCGGTGCCGCCGGATGCTTGGGCTGAAACGTGGATAGACGCCGAGACCGACGTTCGCATCTACCCGATCCCTTACCTCGAGGGTGCTGCTGCTGTGGTCTATTGGGTAGTGGTGGCGGTCATGGCCGCCTACGCGATCTACATGGCCGCCAATATGCCCTCCGGAAGCCGCTACGGGCAGGGCGATACGCTCAGCCTAGATACCGCCCGGGCAAACTCGGCGCGGCTTGGCAGCCCCGTGCGGGAGGTTCTGGGGCGATGCCGGGTCTGGGCGGACTACTTGGTGCAGCCCGTGTCGCGGTTTGT